CCATCTGGGTAAAGGTTGCCTTGACCATCACGTGCTTTCATCTCACGTGTGCCAACGTGTTGTTGATCCAAGAGGATCTTAAAATCATGCCATTTCCCAGAAACACTGGGATTGTCCTTAAGGACCAAAGCCTGCATTTGATTCCAGAGGGCTTCACCCTTGGTGTGCGAATTTTGCACAACCCAAGAATTACCAGCCGATCGAACAGAAATTTCGATAGTGGCCAAGTCAGTCGGAGCTGAGCCGGTTGACCTCCAAATGAACGTCAAACCCTGGTAACCATACATTCGAGTTTGCGAATATAGGCGGCGGTTAATTTTAGACAATTCTCTCGCCGTATCAACATAATTGAGATAACTTCCTGAAGAAGGAGTCGATCGCAATGAAATTGTTGTAATTGCAGGCTGCATTCTGGTAGGCATAATGCTGTGGTATTAATGGTAGTCCATTAATCTTCTCCATACCCCTACCCCCTGCGTAATGTGAACCATTCCATATTCCGTGACCTCCAGCCCCGGATTCCCATCTACTTCGCCTGTCTACCGGAGGTGACATCCTAAAATCGTTGTCACCGGTTGCATAACGTTTCTCAAGATTTGTAGTAATCTAAGAAACACGGGCTGAGGGTACAGCACCGTTTCGTTCCGACGGATCGTCTACACCAGACCTCTGCACCAGCTTGGTGCAGTTTCGATTGGATACCAGGAGCATCCATCTTTTTTTCTTTCTTAGGTCTGCAACATGATCTCCGGCATTTCGCCGTAGTTCTCATCTTGTTATCACACCGTGGTTTCAACTCAACCACTCCTCTACAATCATATTTCGAGACCAATATGAGTTCCGGGCGCACAAAAGGCACCTCGGCTTCGTGCTGCCAGAACGGCAGTCAATCTTCACGTTGTGACACTTCGCACATCTGTAAAGTTTCCAGATGGGTTTCACCGCCAACACCCACAGTAGGTGTAGCCGCAACGAATGCACGCAGGCCTCGCCACGGGCGGGCGTGGCTGCGCCACGAGTGCTGCTTTGCTTTCAGCTGTAATCTCAAGTCGATCCAAGACCCCGGTCATCAAGATAGAATCCGGGGTGAAAATTCCGTCCATGCCCAAATGGCTAAACTGGCGGGATTTAATGGTTTAGTCGAATAAACCACGTACAAAATCCACGTAAGCTTTACCTGGATAATGTACCGTATCAGATGCTACGTAAGAATAGGCAATGCCTTCTTGTTGGGTTCGTCCAGGTCCCATAGGAACGACGGTGATCCCTCGAGCAGGCATCATTAACGTCTCCTTCATAGCAAAACCCATCAATGCTCTTGAACTAACTACTCCAAGACCAAATCCAATCCCTTCCAAGGTCGAAATTTGACCAGGAACAGTGCGATTGTAAGATCCCTCAATAGGGGATGGTCCCGAACCGAAGCGTGAGTCAACTCTTTTCAGCAATTCCGCTGTATATCGGTCGACTGATAAATCTGGGTATTCGTCAAAAATACTCATTCCACCCACTCCTGTTCGCACTTTTCACATTGATAATGAACAATGTCTTCGTTCACGGCAAATGCCATGATCGACTCCGAACCGCAGCGATCACACTTCATGTTCTCACTTCTTTTTCGGTTTCGGAGCTGCCACTAATTTCTTAGTGTCTTTCTTTCCGTCGGTGTATCGGTACCGAACGGATTTACCGTCCTTCTTGAATGTCTTTCCATAAGTGTAAGCCATCAAAAGCACACTCCCGAGAGTTGTGCCAGAAGGCGGTCACTTGCACCAAGGAGGTGCAGCGCAAACATAGCCAAAATGTATTCAACTCTGTTATTGCGCACGTGGTTAAGGACGGATGCGGCAGTAACCGCCTCCTTGACTGTCTCTACGGCTGCTTCTTCAGTGATCATAATATCACTGCCCCATTGGTACAGAAGCAACGCCTTTGTAATATCCAGGTGCGACATGCAAAAGAATGTCGATTTCTGGCATTGCAGCTGCGGCGACAAGTACGCCTTCGCCAGTCCTGCCCTTTATTTCAATTTGGAGCAATCCGCATGGGGCTACAAACGGCCCAACGGATCCATCTACCTCAGCCGAAGAGATGGCTGCGTAACCAATGGTCACCGGTCCAGGCGCAATAACGTCTGCACCCGGGTAGTCGTCCAAATCATACGGCGGATTATCGTTCTCGCTTTCGATAACGTCAGCGAGTTCTGGCTCTTGAGATCCCGAATCCGTCAACAGGTTGAAGAAACTACTGTTGAACGCCGTAGGAACATTAGGTGTGTTCGCATTAAGGGTTGCACGAGAGTCTGCGTAAGCTTTCACTAGACTTCTCTTCGATGCAGTATCATCGCCAACCAATACAGCTGTAAATTCATCTGCTGGCAGAGGTAAACCCGTAGCTGGATTCACCTCATGCTGAGGCATGACGTAAGTGGACAAGTCCCATTCCCCATCTGGGTAAAGGTTGCCTTGACCATCACGTGCTTTCATCTCACGTGTGCCAACGTGTTGTTGATCCAAGAGGATCT